GAAGGACAACCCGTAAGGCGGGTCGGTTACAACCGAATCAACGGAGCAATCAGGTAGTGAGCGAAGCACCTCCAAGCAGTCGCCATGATGCAGGGTTAGTTTGTCAGTCATTGTCGGGGAATAGGGGTTGCTCGATGTGGACCGTGTTCTCTTGACGTTCCACGAGGTTGTTGAGGCGTTGAGTGATGGATGGGTTGTACTGACCGACCATGCCCCCCTCAATTTGGTCTTGACGGATGGTTCGCCTTATACGCGAGCAGATGGCTACATAGTCGCCATATCGCTTGTCCCTGTTTGTAAAATAGGCCCCAAGGTCCTCAATTATATCTGCATCCGCACACCAGTTCTCAAAGCCCTCCAAGGTCAACGGACGCTCCAAGGGTTCGTATTGGGGAATAGCATCCTTGCCGGGGAATACCGTCTTGAGCCTTGGGTTGCTCTTGACCCCTGCCCGGTATGCCTCAAAGTACTCCCACATCTTTTCGGGGGTTTCAATGTACTTGCCGTTGCCCTTGCTGGTTCCCATTAGTATTCGATTTTGTCGATTAGGTCGCTTATCTTGTTTACGATTTTCATTTTCACTTCGTACTGGTTCGGGGCATTGGAATCGTCCACCGCTCCGATGCAGTCGCATAGGGTGGTAATGACCATCATCAGCGAGTCCATCCGAGCCTGCACTTGGGCCTCGTCATCCTTCGCTTTCAAGTTCCCCAAGTTCTCGGAGTTTATTTCTTGACCATGAGAGAGCCGACTTGCCTCCCCATAGCAGATATGAGATGTAACCGCAGTCCGAGGTGTCGTCAGCGTTGTCGTAGTAGGTTTCGGCCCTTGACAGGTAGGAGTGCATCCGCTTGATGGTTTCAAGGGAAATTGCTTCCCCGTTGGCAAGTTGCTGCGCCCTGACCTTGCCCGTCTGCGTCGCACACTTGTTCCCGTTCCGCTCGTTCAGTTCAATCCCTCGCTTGGCATTAGCCCGAATCTCTTGGCCGTAATCGGAGTAAGACTCGAACTGCTGCCTCTTGTGATTCTCCCACGTTGAGCCACAAACGGCAAGCCGTTGAGCCGTATCGGGGAACTCCGCATTGGTTTGGTTGTTGCTCATGCAGCGACCGATGAAGCCTTCTCTTGACTCGTTATTGTTCGGGATTGGCAGGGGCATTCAGGGGGTAGGTTATGGTGTTTTGGTTGACTTCGAGGAACAAGTCCGCTTGTAGGTAAATGTATTGAAGGGCCGATTTTACGCAGTCCGCACACCACCAATTCGTAGGGGGTCGTCCGTGAGCGGTCAGGATGGCTTGCAGTTCACCAACCGCATCGGGTGGCAGTCGCATGGTCAGCGATGCCACATATTGGTCCCAGTACTTCCTGTGCTTTTGGGCCACGATGAACTGGTCGGTTGTCATTTGAAGGTCCATTCCCGGATGATTATTGCGGTGGCTGAAGATGCGAGGCCGAGGATAGGGGCCAAGTACCATTGGCAGGTTGGCAGGGTCAAAGCAACCCCCATCCAAAACCCGAAGCAGGTCATACAACTAAACGGCTTCCGCTTCGCAAAGGGCAAAGCGTAGAACCATCCCGGCAGCACCCGGAACTCCACGACCGCAAGGGTCGCTAAAGCACTAATCAGGATTGGAAAAACCAGTATATCCATTGGCTTCGATTGCGGTTTTGATTTTGGCCTTGGCCTGTTCGATGGAGTAGATGATGGACCTGTACGGAATGCCCGTTTCACGGGACATGGCTTTCATGTTCCCGGTCTGCATGAGCAGATTCAGCAGTTCTTTGTCGTACGGAAAGGCTCCGTCCTTGGCCCAAGAGTCCATCTCTTGCTGGGCAATAGCCCAAAGGTCGTCGAGCAGGGTGTCGTAGTCCTTGCCTTCTTCATGGGTTTCGGGGTCCACTTCGACCCGCTCGTCGTGATGGCGGTACTTCTTGGCAAACTGGTTGTTGTTGCCCCGGTACAGGTTCATGATTAGGCGAACGATGTAGAAGCGCAGGTAGCCTTGGACCTGCATCTTGGTAATCTTGTCGGGGTCTTTTTCAAGCAGAATCAGGACGACCTCTTGTTCGAGATCCTTCCAAAGCGGATTGCCCCCCGTTATGGTGAGGCAAGCCTTGCGGATTTCTCCGCTGCGATAAAGTTCAAGGATGGTAGCCTCTGCGTTCACTCACGCAAAGATGGAGGGGGTTCTCGCTAATGTTGCAAAAAATCCCGTGTCCTGTTTAAAACCTGTGTACGCAGGAATTTAATGTCGGGCCTTGCTCTCATGTTTTTGGCAAGGATTTCAAGATTGTGCATGACCGTTGCGTGGTTCCTCTTAATTATTCGACCAATTTGGCAGTAGGTGTAGAGGTATTCGGAGTAGGCGATGTCTGCGAAGATGGACCGAGCCAGCACCAGTTCTTGGGTCTTGACTTCGCTCAAGATGTCATCGGGGCTGACTCCGACAACCTCTGCGGTATATCCGAGGATGGTGCGTGAGATTAGGTCCATGGTTAAAGCATTGATTCGATTAAGTTTATTCTCTCTCCTATCCATCGCATGACCGGCACGGCCATTGAGTTACCGCAAGCCTTGTACCTTGGCCCATCGGGGCATTGGTCGGCTTCCTTGTTGCGGTATGGAATCTTTGTCCAATCATCCGGGAATCCTTGCAAGCGTTCGCATTCCTTGGGGGTTAGCCTTCGGATAGCCATTGAGTGCATAACCCCACCCGTTGTTGATGCGTTGATGCGGGTGCTTACAGTTTGAAAAGTATCTCCGGTAATGCATTGATTGTAAAAGTCCACCCCTATCGGTTGGGCAACTCCTTGAGTGGCCTTTGTGTCAATCGTATAAGATGTTCCGTCATCATTCCATCCACGACCATTTTGAGCCTTTTCAATCGGTCTAATATCTTGAATAGCTATCGGTTGGGCAACTGCGTGTGGACCTCTTGCAACCAAGGCCGACATGGTTTCTTCAATCTCAATTCTTGGTTCAAATCTTGCGTTTTCCCCTTGATTGAATGCGGCACGGTCAATCACTACTTGGCCTGCCTCTCCAACGCTTCCTTCAACATCGGAGGCAGCTTCTTCCCTCTTTTTTCTGCTCGGTTTAGTATTCCCTTGCAGGCTTTCTCGCTCAAATAGAACCGCTGCGGCAACTCTCCAATCTCCAAGGTATCCGACAACAAACACTCTTCTGCGTCTTTGTGCCACTCCGAAGTGTTGAGCGTCAAGAACTCTGTATGCGAACCCATACCCGAGTTCCCCCAACGCCCCGAGGAAGGTACCAAAATCCCTTCCTCCGTTGGACGACAATACCCCGGGGACATTTTCCCACACGACCCACTTGGGACGGAATTTATCAGCGATTGAAAGAAAGGTAAGCATGAGGTTTCCTCTTGGGTCAGCAAGACCTTTGCGAAGTCCTGCAACGGAGAAGGATTGGCATGGGGTTCCGCCCACGAGAAGGTCAATTGGTCGTTCATTTGCGATAGGGTTTTGATTGATGGTTGTCATATCTCCCAAGTTAGGAACCGCTGGGAATCGGTGTTTTAATACCTCGGAGGGAAACTGCTCGATTTCGGAGAACCATTGCGGTTCCCATCCAAGGTCGTGCCAAGCAACTGAGGCTGCCTCAATGCCGGAGCAAACGGAACCGTACTTCATTAGAACGGGTTAGGGGGTAGAGGCATCCAATGGCTCACTTCAATTAGGAACCAAGTTTGATGCTCGTAGTACCAACGGCCGTCGCCCAGCCATGCGTAGGCTTGATTCATGTCGGTCGTAAAAATCAGGACTGGCTCGTAAGGTGTCGGCATCCGGTCCAAGCATTTTACCCATTCCATGGTCAGGCGTTTTTGGCTTGGAGGATTCGACCGAGCAGAGTCCAGTTCACGGACCAAGCCTTGATGGTTTCGGATTTGTCGGGGCGGTTGCAGTTGACGCAAGCCTTGCGGATATGCAGTTGCCAGCGTCGGAAATCGATTGGTGTGGTTTTCATGGGTTTGGGGTTTGGTTGGTAAGGTTATAGGCTGACGCTGGGGGAGGTTTGGTAAGACCAGAGGCTGACGATTGGTTCACAAATAAGCGAGTTAGCGGTCAGTTTGCACATAAGCCTTGCAATTCGTGCAAAATACTGGGAATAATGAATCCCTTTCCGTTTCGGCATTTCTGCAAGTGCAAACCGAACTGCTAACAAGCGGTTGGCTCAATTTCTCAAGTTCAGTTACATAATCAATTAATTTGTAAAATTCATCAAGTGCCAACCCTTTTTGGTAGAAGTTAAGCTCGAAGAATCTCATGTGTGCTTTTAGGTTTTCAATTTCTGGTTTCATATGTTTTAAGTATTTTGTGTCAGTTTATAGGCTGACGCTGGGGGAGGTTTGGTAAGACCAGAGGCTGACGATTATACCCGATTGAGTATAGTTTTTGCGTTTTTATTTAAATTATACCCGATTGCGTATAGTTTGAAATAACCGATACCTCCCACACGAATCGGTCAGGGTCTTGACTTGCGGCCCGAATCCGTTGGAACGGGATAAAACGTACTCGCAGGCGTTACCCTTGGCTCGGACCTCAATCACCTTCCAAGGGCGGTCGTTGGTGCAAGCGGTCAGCAGGAGCAGCAGTAGCAGTCGGGCCATGGAACAAATCTACACAACTATTCCACACTTGCGACCACTCGCTGAAAATCCTCAATGCTTCGGATGACCTCGTATCGGTAGCCTGCCTCCTGAACAACTGATTGCCACCACTTCTGCGAAAGGGACTGCTTGCCCTTATTGGCTTTGAACTCCAAGAAGATGGCTCCATTGTCGGACAGGTAGGTCATGTCTGCAACCCCAGCGGTCAGGCCGATGCCTTTGAGAAAATGACCGTTGGTTCGGCTTCGGGGGTTGTTGAGGTTAAGAAACAACCGCCCTTCTTCGTGGGGCTTCAAGAGTTTAAACAACTTGACGCAGGCTGCTTGCAGGGTGTATTCGGGGGTCATAGCGGATATTCGTTGGCTTTGGTGTATGGCAGTTGACATTGTACTTGTGCGATTCCAAGGCTGCCGTTCCGATTCTTTCGGAAGATAACCTCCATGAGGTCCTGTTCTGCGTTCTTGTCGTGTTCGTAGGGGCGGTACACGAAGGCGATTTTGTCGGCATCGAACTCCAGTTGCCCGGTTTCTCGCAAGTCGGACATGATGGGCCGATGGTCAGAGCGTCCCTCCGTAGCCCTTGAGAGCGAAGAAACCACGACCCCGAAGACCTTTTGCCGTTTGCAGATTGCTTTGAGTTGCTTGCTGATGTTGGTCATCTGCTCAATCTTGGGCTTGGGCTTGTCGATTTTTGCGGGTTCCACGAGTTGCAGGTAGTCAAGGTAAAAGCCAACGATCCCGAACTTGGCCTTGAGTTTAGCGATTTCGCCCTCGATTCGGTCGAGGTTTGCTTGGTGCAAGTCCACGATGTAGAGAGGCTTGCCTTTGAGTTGGTCGGCCTTTTGTGCCAAGGTCAGGTACTGCTCGGTGCTGATTCGCTCGTCGGGCTTGAGGAATGCTGCCCCGTCCATGGTTCCAAGGTTGGAAAGCATCCGCTGGGTCAGTTGGTCTGCTGACATCTCCATCGTGAAGAACACGACGGGGATTTCGGCCATGGCTTGGTTCATGGCTATTTGGAGAGCGAGCAGGGTCTTACCCATTGCCGGCCTACCACCTACGAGGATGAACTCGGACGGCTTAAACCCGGTGCAGATGTTGTCAAGCGGTCGGATGAAGGTTTGGTAGATTTGGTCCTTGCGTCTGCCTTCCCGGACCTCGTTCATGTTGACGAGAAAGTCCTTGGCGAGTTCGTGAGCGGATGATTCGGAGGCGTTGGACTCAACGGCTTGAATGGATTGGTAGCGTTGGAAGGCTTTGGGGATGTCCCTGTCATGGGCGAGTTCTTCCATGATTCTCGCCTCTTCACGTTCCTTCCAAAGGTCGTGCAGATCGGATGCGTAGGTCTTCCAGTTGCTGACAAGCCCCGCTTCGGGGTCGATGCCTTCCAGTAGGACATGGGCTTGGCCTTGGTCTGCGAGGTACTTGTAGATGGTAACGACATCCACCTCTCGCTCTGCTTTGTGAAGAAATTCAATGGCCCTGTACAGGAGGACGTTGTTCCCTGTGAATAGGCGTTCAGGAATTTGTGTCAGTAGGATGGTTCGGTTCACGAACTTGTCCATAAGGCAGCCGAGTAACTTTCGTTCAGCGGACAATTGGTAAGGGTTCATCATCGGAGGTTAGGTTTGAGTATGCGAAGTTAGGTGTACGTTGGATGGCTTGATCTTCCCATCGCTTGCCGTTGAGGTAGGTGGAAGGATGCGGAACGAATTGTGCAGGGGTTTCGGAGTAGAGGCGTTGAATGTTACTGACCGCCAGTTCTTGCTCGGTCTTGGTTAGACGTAGGAATGAACGCTTGGCTCTTGCCTTGTCGGTCTTGCGTGGGAATGCTTTCCAAAAGTCCTCGAACTGATCACTCACATTTTCTCTTCTCTCCTCTTCTCTTCTCTCCTCTTCTCTATTGAACACAGGTTCAACCTCAGTTGAAGGTAGGTTCAACATAGGTTCAACGTGAGTTGCAGTTTCTTGAATCTTAGTGAGCCTTCGTTCGGCACTCCTTTTGCCTGCTTCGGACATCTTTGTACGGTGCAAATTGGCCTCTTCCCATTGAATATCAAGGAATTTGATAAAGATGTGCTGACCATTGGTTTCGATGAGTTTGGTTGTGAGTAGTCGTTCCAAGTGTCCATCGCCCTCCAAGTGAGCATGGTCGTGAGTCATCTCACATTCTGCGTTCCAATACACGCAGCAAAGGCGTAGGAATGCTACTTGAACTTCGGCAGGTTGCCGTGATATTCTGCCCATCATCCAATCGGCTGGGGAGAATTTAAACCAAGATATTTGCTTCATAGCGGTAAAAAAAAACCCCGACTGGTCGCAGC